CGGCCAGGCAGGCAAGGCCAAAGACGGTGGACCTCGAGTTCGTCCGGGAACGGCTAAGGGCGACGCCTACTGCGCCAGGAGCGCCGGGCAGATGAAACGCAGCCCGAAGGCCGCAAAGAATCCGAACAGCCCGCTACGGCTGTCTCGCAAACGGTGGAAATGTAAGGGGACCAAGAGTGGCAGGTAAGAAAGGCTTGTACGCCAACATCCACGCGAAGAGGAAGCGCATCAAGGCCGGCAGCGGCGAGAAGATGCGCAAGCCCGGTAGCAAGGGCGCTCCTACAGCTAAACAGTTCAAGGCTGCGGCTAAGACCGCAAAGGGGAAGAAGAAGTGAAGGGTAAGCACGCAAAGGCCGGTATGCACAGCGGTAGGCGCTCTGGTATGCCGTATGGCAAGAAGGCGGCCAAGAAGACAGCAAAGAAGACTACGAAGCGCCGTTGAGCAAAGTAGAACGCCTCGTGCAGGTGTGGACGCCTTCCAGGGGTACGGATATCCGGGACATGCTTGCTCAAAGTTCCTGTCCGCGGTGTGCTTATCACCTGCAGATACTCGAGGAACTCACGGAGGAGGAGATCGCTTTCAACGCAACGTTGTACTGTCCACGCTGTGATGACAGATGGACGGTGGTGGGGCGGCTAACAGAAACCATTCATTAGCAAGGATCGCTATGGATATACGGTTAACGAACTTCGAAATACTGGATGCCGCTGCAGTTGGTGTCCAGAGACAAGTACAGAACATTCATCACGGTGCCAGGCAGAAGTATGGCGCCGGGAACAGTCAGAACTGGCAGATCGCTCTCGAGGGAGCGCTAGGCGAGAAAGCACTAGCCAAGTACCTGGGTATCTACTGGGCCGGTAAGGGTGGCATAGGTGACCCGGACGTCGGCGAGCATGATGTCAGGACCACAGCACATCCTGAAGGGCGGCTGATCGTTCACCCAGAGGATCACGACGACAGGTTCATCTGGTTGCTGACAGGTGTCTACGGGCAGTACACGGTCCGCGGTGGGATTCTAGGTAAGGACGCCAAGCAAGAGCGGTGGTGGTGTGATCCTACAGGGAAGGGCAGGTACGCATACTTCATTCCCCAAGAGCGGCTGACTCATATCTATCCAAAGGCTACAGGATACTGTGAGTGCGGCAACCTAGTAGAGATTCACCATGGAAGTAGTATTGATAGGCCTAGTCATTAGCATCGCAGTGATATGCAATTCCCAGTAGGCGGCAAGAGTTTATCCACCATTAGGAGTTAGAACCCTATGACAAGTTTGAAGACAGCGCTCGAAGCGGCAGAAGCAAAATCGATCAGAACGCAGCGTTACGCCGATCTTGAGTCTGAGATCGGCCGAGCAATAACTGCCTGTGCCGCTAATGCGGTAGACGATGACGGCAATACAGCTATGAAGCACTCTCAGTCTGTACTGAACCTAAGCAATGCTCTCAGTGTGCTTAAGAGGGATATATTCCAGTGACCTTGGGTATCGCTCTACTGCTTTGAGCGGCGCGGGTACACGGCGTGCGGGGGTGAGAGGGATATTTCTCTGTAACAGAGAGGCTCCTGGCCGCTAATGGGCGCGCGATGCTAGGCGCTCGAGGTGTCGGAATCAAGGCATTTCTGGGTTCCCGGACCACAAGATGTAGGGGTGCGGTGCACGGGTGTCGATTTTGCGTTTTCGCGCCCCAATAAAATCAACGACTTACGCGATATTTCCGGTAATTTATATTACCGGAAGTAACTTCTAAGCCCGGATTTAGCCCCCCCTCGATCCCAGGGCGCCCCCATACATAAAAATACACCCACACTGTAACTACCCATGCATCCAAAAATTTTGCGAGCAGCTTCTCTCTCACGAGACGCTTACTCGGACATGTCTGTGCCTGGCACGTTTGCTTATAAGTTTGAGAACCGCCTGACCAGTTCTACGTGGTTCTTTCTTGAGGACCAGGATGTCAGTTGGATTATTCATAGGGGGTCACAGCAGCCCCGTGATTTTGTGGTTGATGCATTGGCTTACCCTCCGATCAGGCATTTGGGTAACTGGGTCCACATGGGATTTGGTTTGGCGCATAAGTCTATTCAGAAAAATCTGAAAAAAATTTTGGAGAAGGTGCAGAAGAGTCGGAAGCCTTTAATTTGCACCGGGCACTCGTTAGGCGCGGTCCAGGCTGAGTACACCCATCTTCAGGCAACGATTATGGGCATCCCTTCAACGTTATTGGCGTTTGGAAAGCCACGGGGGTGGCTCAAGAAGGCTAAGAAGCGTTTCCCTGATAAGTCGGTTTGGTCTGTCTGTTCGGGCTCTGACATCGTCTGCCGCGTTCCCCGGCTCGGTTATGTCCCTGGTTGTACAGATCAGGGGTTTATCTTGTTGGCCAATGATGGCAACAACTATGTGAATCCTGACCCTGAGTTCGTAAAAGAGGATTTTTCGGTCAAGGACATGGTTTCGGATCATTCAATGGAGTTGTACTACGCGAGGGTCAAGGAGTTGGCATGAAGAGACTGATATTGCTGTTACCGCTTTTTCAAAGCTGCATGGTTGCTGATGCAGTCATAGATAACACCCAGATTTACTGCTCGGAGCCCTATAAACTGGCTCGGAGTGCTGCCAGGAGCGTGGTTACTCTGACTACTGGGATTGCTGTGATGGACACCTGTGACGCACTGGAGGCGCTAGATGGCGAAGCCACTGAAGAAGAGGGAGATTAGACGCAAGCAAACTGCCGCCATTCTGGGAGCGCCTGAGACCTACGATCACTTTTTTAAGGTTGTTGCTGCAGGTGAACCTTCTTATCAGTTCTGTTCTCTGATGGAGATTTCCCTAAATGCCTTAATGGGCAGGATTAAGGCCGACCCGGAACTTCAGAGGCGCTACGACGATGCCTGTGAGGCTAGAGCCCTGTCTCACATCGATAAGATCGAGAAGATCATTAATGATGTTGAGGTTGGTGACATTGATGCTCATGTGGCCAAGGTTTCAATGGATGCCCGGAAGTGGTTAGCCACCAAGATGGACCCGAACCGCTTTGGGGATCGCCAAAGGGTTGATCTGACTACTACGGACATGACTGCGCTGCATCTTGAGGCGATCCGTGAGTTAGGGATGAGTGAGAACGTCATCGATGTCGAGGGTGTCCTTGAGTAATCCCTTTGTTGAGTTTGTTAAAAAGTACCGAAACAACCCCAGTTTATTTGTCCGTCAGGTCTTAAAGTGCAAGCCCGACCCCTGGCAGGAGGAACTGTTAAAGGCGGTTAAGGGTAAAGAGCGGAAGATATCTGTACGGAGTGGCCACGGTACCGGGAAGTCCACCGTCGCCTCCTGGGTGATCATCTGGTACTTCCTCATGAAGCACCCCTGTAAGATCGTTTTAACTGCTCCAACGTCCTCCCAGTTGTTCGATGCGCTCTTTTCTGAGGTTAAGAGTTGGTTTCGGAAACTCCCGGAGGGTCTTCAGGAGTTGTTTGAGATCACTTCTGACCGGGTGATCTTAAAATCTGCACCCCAGGACGCCTTCATCAGCTGCCGTACAGCTAGAGCAGAGACTCCAGAAGCGATGGCGGGGGTCCACTCGGATAACGTGCTTTTAGTCATTGACGAGGCCTCTGGTATCCCTGAGCAGGTGTTTGAGGCCGCTGCGGGCTCTATGTCCGGTGAGTCGGCTACTACGATCATGTTGGGTAACCCGGTGAGAAGTGTGGGGACGTTTTTCGAGTCCCATCACCGCTTAAAGTCTGAGTGGTACACCATGCATGTCTCATGCGTGGACTCTCCCCGAGTATCGAAAGACTTCATCAGAGAAATGGCTGTTAAGTACGGGGAGGATTCCTCGGCTTACTACGTGCGTGTTTTGGGTGAATTCCCTAAGACAGACGACGACGCGATCATTTCTATGGGTTTGGTTGAGGATGCCCAACACCGGGACGTTCAGATGTCTGAGTTCACCCCCAGGGTGTGGGGTTTGGACGTTGCCCGCTTTGGTCGGGATTCCTCTGTGCTCGCAGAGCGCCAGGGGACAGTGGTGAACTGGATCGAGTCCTGGAAGGGCAAGGACTTGATGGAACTCACGGGTTTGGTTCACTCCAAGTACGACGACACGCCACCCTCGCAGCAGCCAATTGAGATTTTAGTGGATTCGATTGGTATAGGTGCCGGCGTTGTTGATCGCTTGAGAGAACTGGGTCTGCCCTGTAGAGGGGTCAATGTGGCTGAAGCGCCCTCAATGAAGGGTCAGTATCTTAATTTGAGAGCGGAACTCTGGTTTCAAATGAAAGAGTGGTTAGAGGCCCGAGACTGCAAAATCCCGAAAGACGAGGGTTTGTTTGCAGAACTGGTATCACCGCGCTACGCATTTTCATCAAGCGGTAAGTTAAAGGTCGAATCTAAAGACGAAATGAGGAAGAGGGGGCTGCCCTCGCCGGATAAGGCGGATGCGGTGATCCTAACCCTGGCGTCGAAACCTGCCATCGCGATACATGGTCGGAAATATTCAAGAACGCAGCGAATCATTCGCGGCATTAGGTCTGTGGTATGAGAGAAGAACTTCAAGAACTCAACATGATGCAGGAGGAGGTGAACCGCGAGACAGGCGGGATGACCTCTGAAGAGTTGCAAGGGTACGTCGGTGCGATGATCGACGACGCCAAGAAGTACATCGACGACTCTGTCTCGCCCAACCGGGCTCTGGCCACGAAGTATTTCCGTGGTGAGGAGTTCGGCAACGAAGAGGAGGGTCGGTCCTCTGTTGTTGATATGACCGTCAGAGACACGGTCGGGAAGATCATGCCTGCCATGATGCGAACCTTTTTCGGTGGCGAGAAGGTTGTCGAGTTCGTACCACAGACCGCGATGGACGTTCAGTTTGCTGAAGCTGCAACGGATTACGTCAATCACGTATTAAATAAAGACAATAATCTTTACATGGAGTGCCAGGCTGCGTGGGAAGATGCCCTGGTTCGTAAAACGGGGATTATTAAGTATTACTGGGAAGATAACGGCGACGACGAGGCCTATCAGCTGACCGGGCTTGATGAAATGTCTCTGAATGCTCTGTTGTCGGACCCGGAACTCTCCGTTGATGTCATCAGCAACATGATGACTGACATGGGTGAGAGTTACTCTGTCCAGGTTACTCGCAGTGCGCGCAATGGCCGAGTGAAAGTTAAAGCCCTGTCGTGTGAAGAATTTTTAATTGATCGTGACGCGACCAACCTCGAGGACGCGATTTTAACTGCACATCGCAGGATGGCGACCGCCTCTGAACTCATTCAAATGGGTTACGACCGTGATCTGGTAGAGAACAAGGCCGCGTCTGTTGATGAGTTAGATGACAACGTCGAGAGAAGGGTCCGCGATCCTGCTGCGCTTGATTACGGTTTTCGTTCCGAAGAATCAGTAAAACTCGTCGAATATGTCGAAGCCTATATGCGGGTGGATTGGAACAACGACGGTGTTGCTGAACTCAGAAAAATTTGTTGCATGGGTAATGACTACGAAATTGTCCATCACGAAGCCTGGTCGCATCCGCCGTTCGCGATCTTCTCCCCGATACCAGAGGCGCATGTGTTCTTCGGAACGTCTATTTTTGATTTGGTTGGTGATATTCAAAAGATCAAATCGAACGTTCTCAGAAACTCGCTTGATTCTCTGAGTTTGAGTATCCATCCCCGTATGGTGATTACTGAGGGGCAGGTCAATCTAGAGGATGTTCAGAATACGGAGATCGGCGCGATCATCCGCCAGGACCAACCAGGGGCGGTGCAGAGTTTAACTTTGCCGTATGTCGGTAAAGACGCCTTCCCAATGCTTGGGTACTTAGATTCCCTGAAAGAGGGCAGGACCGGCATCAGTAAGGCCTCGATGGGTCTCGATGCTGAGAATTTACAGAGCACAACTGCGGTTGCTGTAAATGCCACCATTCAAGGTGCTCAGGCACAGATGGAACTCATCGCACGGAACTTTGCCGAGATTGGTATGCGGCAGCTGTACTCCGGGGTCTTAAAACTGCTGATTCAGCATCAAGACTACGCCCGAATGGTGCGCCTGCGTGAGGAGTTTGTACCCATCGACCCACGTGCCTGGAACTCAAATATGGATGTTTCCGTCAACGTCCCTATTGGTGGCTCTAGCGATCAAGAGAAGATGTCCTCTTTACAGTCAATCATGACCGTACAAGAGAACATCATTGGCAAGTTCGGTATCAACAATCCGTTGGTGTCGCTTGCGAATTATCGTAACACCATCAATGCAGCCATTGAAATGGCCGGGTTTAAGAACGTTGATGCGTTTATTACTCAGGGTCCAGTAGAAATACCTCCGCCGGAGCCAAAGCCGCCTAGTGCAGATGAACTGTTAGTCCAGGCGCAGCGTGAGCAGATACAGGCCGAGGTGCAGATGAAGGCCGCTGACCTTGAACTTAAGCGCCAGCAGATGGTCCGCGATGATGATTTTAGACAGGACAAGCTAGAAGCCGACGTCATGATGAACGTCGCAGAGATTAAAGCCAAGTTTGGCGCTCAGATAACCACGGCTGAAATACAGGCCATGATGGATAGAGAGCGTGAACAAATGAGGAGACAGAACACTCAATGACAGACATAGAGGCCAGGAGGGCCAAAGAGTTACTCGAGGATGAGGTTTTAAAATCAGCGCTAGATAAAGTCCAAGAGGACTTAAAAAAGCGATGGGCACTGACCGCACCAAACGAAAGCGAACTTCGCGAGGAACTCTACCACGAACTGCTCGGCAGTCTCTCTTTTGAGAGGAAACTCAAAGCAATGTTAGGTAATGGACTAATCAAGAGGTAATTTTTATGGCGTTAGAAACCCCTAATTCAGGGACACTTCGAGAAGCGCAAGAGAAGGTTATGGGTTTACTGGACCCCTCCCCGGAGGAGGCACCCGAGGAGCCTGTGACCGAACCAAGTCCCGAGGAACCAATTGAGGAACCGACGGTTGATGAAGGACTTCTATCAACGGAGTCCGACACTGAGGACGACTACACAGACGACGAGGAGGAGCCCCCCAGGAAGTTCAAACTCAACTTAAATGGTGAGGAAGTTGAACTGACTGAGGAAGAACTGCTCAAAGGATACAGTCGCCAAAGTGATTACACGCGAAAGACACAGGACTTAGCAGAACAGCGAAAGCGACTCGATGGCATCACCCGAGAAACCGACGCTGCTAGGGATCGATATTCACAAATCCTTCCCGAACTCGAGGCCAACCTTTCCAAAATTCAAAAACAACTCAACGCGGAGCCCGATTGGGACAAGCTGTCAAAGGCTGACCCTGTTAAAGCGCTGCAACTCCAACGTGAATTCGATAGAAGGAAACAGGAGAACGCGGCCGAGTTGGAAAAAGTGAAACAGCAGCAACAGCAGTTACTCGCTGATCAGCAGCAGCGTTTCATGCAAGCAAGAGAAGATCGCCTGCAAGCGCAAGGCAAGTTGCTACTAGAAAACATCCCGGAATGGCAGGATGACGAAGTGGCCTCCAAGCAAAAGCAGGAGATCGAACAGTGGGCATTGAACAATGGTTACTTAGATGCGGACCAACTCAATGCAATCACAGATTGGGGTAGTGTCGCGATGATGCGTAAGGCCTGGTTATTCGACCAGGGCGCTACAGCAGCAAAGAAATCGCGTGCGAAAACCAGTAAGACCCTTTCACCGGGGTCTAAAGAAAGAGCGGCTCCGACGAGAACGGCATTTCGTGAGGCGCGAGCGCAAGTGAAGAAATCTGGAAAGATGTCGGATGCGCAGGCGTTGATTGAAATGCATTTGAATAATCAGTCGAAACGAAGGTAATTCAATATGGCTATCGTCGCTAACACGTTCACAAGTTATAGTGCGAAAGGTATTCGCGAAGACTTGATGAACATCATCTACGATATCAGCCCGGAGCAAACTCCTCTGATATCAAACATAGGCCAAGAGACTGTCTCTAACACTCTGTTTGAGTGGCAGACGGACTCTCTGGCAGCAGCCGACGCTACTAACGCACAGATCGATGGTGATGATGTTGCATCATTTACCGCGGTTACTGCGACAGTCCGCGTCAACAACAGAACCCAAATCTCACGCAAAGACTTCTTAATTGCGGATAACCTCCAGTTCCAAGACCTGGCAGGCCGCAACTCAGAAATTGCGTACCAGACCGTGAAAGCGGGTAAGGAACTTCGACGTGACATGGAAGCAGTGCTTGCAGCCAACGTCATTCCTACTGCGGGTTCAACGAGTGCGGCTCGGAAGACAGGTGGATTGAGCGCCTGGCTTTCAACGAACTCAGTCAGTAACACAGGGTCTTCTGGTACAGCCGGAGCGAATCCTGCACTTACTGCGGGTATTCCTACCACTATCCAAACTGAAGCAACTAATAAGCGAGCCTTCACTGAGGCGCTGCTTAAGGACGTTGTTCAGAACTGTTGGACAGAGGGTGGTGAACCCACAATGGTCCTTTTAGGTGCACACAATAAGCAGACTATGTCTGGCTTTGCGGGTATCGCTGCACAGCGTTACATGGCGCCTCCAGGACCAACCACAATCGTTGGGGCGGCTGATGTATATGTCAGCGATTTCGGCGAATTGTCCATCGTGCCTGATCGCTTTACTCCTGCTCGAAACGTTTTCGTTTTGGACACTGAGTATCTTGGCGTAGGTATGCTCCGACCCATGCAAACTGTTGAACTGGCGAAAACTGGTGACGCAGAGAAGCGCATGATCTTGGCGGAGTATGGCCTGATCGTGAAGAACGAAAAGGCGTGTGGTGCTATTTACGACTGCACAACTTCATAAATCACCTAGTGGTTTGAATGGGGGCTTCGGCCCCCGTTTTTTTTGGAGCCGGTATGAAAAGGATTCTTGATAAAGATAAGGACATGGGAACGACTACCACGTTCCACTATTCAGAACACGACAACACGTTCGGCATACAAACTCAGCAGGACGTGACGCAGATTCTAAAAGACGCGAAAGCGCAAAAGAACGAAACCGATAAACACACCCGGTACGGCGATATGACAAAGGTCGCCTCGATCCCAATGAGCATGTACCACGAGTGGGTCCGCAAGGGTTACACAAAAGATCAAAAGAAGATGAAGCAACTCCTGAACTCGCCGGAGTTGAAGCACTTTAGGACGCGAGAAGGCAAAGTCTAATGGCCATAACGAACTATGGGACGCTCAAAACTGAGATCGCGGATACGCTGAACCGCAGCGATTTAACGTCGGTTATCCCCAGTTTTATTGATTACGCGCACAACAAACTGAATCGTGACCTACGCACCAGGCAGATGGTGCAGCGCGCGACCGCGTCCATAGATTCTGAGTATTCGGCTTTCCCAGGCAACTTCCTGCAAATCCGTGACATCAGGTTGAATACAAACCCGGTCACGCACTTAGAGCAGATTACTACTGAGCAGCAGAACCAGGAACGGCAGACCCACGGCAACACAGCCGGGCAGCCGAAGTTCTACTCTGTGGTCGGTGAGACATTTCAAGTCTTCCCAACGCCCGACACGACTTACACGGGTGAGATCGCCTATTACGAAGAAATCCCTGCACTCAGCAGTGATTCAGACACCAACTGGCTGCTGACCAAAGCCCCAGAGACTTACCTATATGGCTCCCTGGTGCACGCAGCGCCATACCTAAAAGACGACGAGCGCATTGTTGTTTGGCAGACGCTCTACCGGGATGTTTTTAATTCACTAGAAACCGAGGACGAGAAGAGCCGATTTAGCGGCACCACGCCTCGCTTACGACACAGGAGTTTCGGCTGATGGCAGCATTTTCCGACTACTTAGAAGGCGCATTGTTAGACGCGACCCTTCGCAACACAACTTACACATCGCCATCTACTGTTTACCTGGCGCTTTTCTTGTCAGACCCGACAGATGCCGGAACTGGCACAGAGTGCAGCGGAACTAACTACTCGCGTCAGTCTGTGGCGTTTTCGCGAACAGGTGCTGTCGCAAGTAATACTTCAGCGATTGAATTTAGCGCTGCGGGGAATTCTTGGGGCACTATTACACATTTCGCCGTGTTGGACGCATCCTCATCTGGGAATCTGCTCTATCACGGCGCGCTGACAGCTAGTAAAACAATCGCGACAGGCGATATTTTTCGCGTTCCTAGCGGTGACTTAGATATTACTTTGGCATGAGTGCATACGGTAGTGGCGTATATGGCGACGGTTCATATGCGCCTGTTCTCTCTGGCTATGGCTCGTTTACCTATGGCACGGGCGCGTATGGCCAGGACAACCCAAGAACTGACGCTGCGGCAAGCGTAACTGCCACAGCATCTGCGACCTGTGAAGCCGGTTTTGCCATTAGTGGCGCTGCAAATGTTACAGCTACCGCTACAGCCACAGGTGCAGCAGAAATTGTCATCGATGCAGCCGCGTCGGTCACAGCAACCGCAACGTCCCAAATCGATAATGTCAGGGGCGTTAAAGACGCGCAGGCAAGCGTAACTGCCACAGCCTCAACCCAACTTGTCTCGCAACCCAGATTAGCCGGGGCAGCGAGTGTAACTGCGAATGCAACAGCCGCATGCCTGGGCGCATATACGCCGCTGATAAATCTTGAATCTATTTCGTGTACTGCAACTGCAAGTTGTGCCGGTGACTTGAAATATAACGATATTCCTGCTGTTTCGACTTCTTGGTCTGATGTCACCCCGGTCACTAACACTTGGTCAAATGTAACCCCTCCAAGCACAACTTGGACTGATATAGGTATTTAAAATGGCTACTAATACAACAAATTATAGTTTTCAGAAACCAACCGTTGGAGGCGACTCGTCAGTCTGGGGCGGTTATATCAACCAGACAATCCAGGATTTAGATGATCTGTTGGGCGGTACAAATTCAAAGGTTATCACTGGGATCGATATCAACTCTGGAACAATTGACAACGCGCCTATCGGCGCGACTACTCCTAACACTGGCGCATTCACATCCGTTGCAGTAGATAACATCACGATTAACGGTCAGCAGATTACGAGCACAAACACTAACGGAAACATCCAGTTGTTTCCTAACGGCACCGGGTTTATTGAGTTGTACGGTAACACCAACGCCGGCGCGATCCGCTTTAACTGCGAATCAAACAGCCACGGCGTCACAATTAAGGGACCGCCACACTCTGCTGCTGCGACTTACGTTTTAGAACTGCCTGATGCGGATGGTTCATCCGGTCAGTTTCTTAAAACAGACGGCGCCGGCAAGCTATCGTTCGGGACAGTCGCAGCAACGACACTTAGTGATCTCGGTATCACGGCCTCTGCGGCAGAGTTAAATTACAATGACATTACTACCCTGGGCACTACTGAAGCCTCTAAGACTGTCACTGCCGACGCTAACGGCGTGGTCACTTTTGATAACGGCAAGATTGAAGAGTCTACCGCTATAACTTCTAGTTCTAATGCGGCGACTATAAATCTCAGGGATGGTGACAACTTCACTCATACGCTTTCCGAAAACGTGACCTATACGTTCTCTAACCCTGCCGCATCAGGCAAGGTCAGTGCGTTTTCCTTGAAGGTTATTCAAGACTCTAGTGCCAGGACTATTACTTGGCCTGCAAGTGTTGATTGGGCAGCTGCTACTGCGCCGACTTTGACTGCAACGTCAGGTGGTGTTGATGTGTTCGTATTCGTCACCTATGACGGCGGTACTACTTACTACGGCTTCACTGCCGGTCAAGCGATGGGCTAATTATGAGCGCCAATAAATTACTACAAGCAGCGTCCGGCGGTGCAGGTGAATCGGTATATGTCGATGATGTGTTCGCAACGAATTTGTAT